CGAGATGTACCCCTTAAGATAGAGTTTCTTCGCTTTGCTGAGAATCTCTGCAAGTCTTCTTCGCCCTTGGGCCTTTGTCATCTTCATAGCTCTGCCACCTAGGCCGAAGTAAGGTACTGTGCGACATAGTTCAAGTTCACCGGTGCGCTCACTTCCGAAGCAACCGCTTGTTGAGTGGCGGGGTCGGTATTGGTCACGGAGCCAACGACGTTCCCCAGAGCGTCAACGATGACAGCGCCGGGAGTCTCGATTAGGCCGGAGTCAACACTAGTGAACCAAGCGGAGACTAATGTCTGCCCCTGCACGGTGTCACCGATGCTGTTTCCAGTCTGCAAATCGGTTAGAGCATTGGTGGCCCCTCCAGTAGGGGTGACAGTCGCGATTCTCTGAGTCCCGCGGTTAGTCACATAACAGAGGGCGGCCCCGCGGTCCGCGGCGGTCTGGTTCATTACCCGAAGCAAATCACCGGCCTGCAAAGTGACAGGAGCCCATAGGCGGGGGGTTGCAGTCGAGGCACCGTTCACGCAACATGGGATGACGCTTTGAACGACTCCCTGCCGAAGAATGTAGGCGTACTGGAAACCGTTTGCGAACTGAATGAGTCCGTGAGTGACGGTCTTGCCTATCGCATAGTCGCCGACTTGAATAGCCGTCGAGGTGTACACGGTATCAGTGGTCAAACTGGTTTCTGTCCCCTCGGCGATTTCAGCCTTGAGAGGAATATTCGTCCCATCAGAGCAAACGAGGATGCCGACAACTGTGTTTGTTGCCATTTCAACCAATCCTCACATTGAGGCCCAGAGGCTTGATGAGTTTATTCGCTTGCGTGAATGGCTTGCGCATTATTTTCTTGAAAACCGAGGCTCCGACGTTGAAAGTCACCGCGGCGAGTGCCATCGGAACAGCATTAGAACGCGCGTTCTGGGTTATCTGATCGAAACTCAGCGAGGGCGCGTTCATTATGTCAGCTAGGCTGATTTGATCGGTACCGGTGAGCGCGAGCATCTGCGAACCGCGGCCCAGACCGACATCGGCGGTTCTGCTCATGCCTATGTCGTACGCTCCGGTGACAGCCTCGACGGGTCCAGAGCCGAGAGTACCTTGGGTTATGATCGCCAAGTTGCCATACGCGACCGCGAAGTCGAACAGGTTGAAGAATTTCTTTGAACGTCGCCTTCTTGCCTTCTTTCTGCGTGCCATGTCTAAGCGTGTTAGAAAACTCGGTAATAAACTTACATATCGAGGCCGTCAGCTCTAGTAAACGTCCCATCATCGCTTCTGGGAACGATTGACGCTTCTACAGTGTTCATTTTCTGTTGCGCGATTGACATCAGCACTTGACCGAGGGCGGCTTGGATCGGATTAGGGGCTTCAAACGCCACCGCGCCTTCCCCTGTCAATTTCTCGATGGTGCTTTGCAGAGCTAGAGCAAGAGAATTGTCGAGTTGAGCCATAGAATCCTCTAATTCTCTCTTGATCCATAGGGCAACGCCCAAAGAACCGAGCAAATTGAGCGTTCCAAGGGCGATTAATAGGGTTAGTTCGTCTACCATGTCCGTCAACCGGGAGCCGTCCGTCTATCAACATACCCTCACGACCCGAATTCAGTCAAAATACTAGAAAATCTTGATACCCGGTGGCTAATGTGGGCTAGTCATTGCCGGCGGGAGGTGGTGTGGATTATGGGGCGGAGCCCCAGAAGCCATGACCCACTCAACCGAAGCATATATTATATGATACGGGCTCGCATCAATTGGAGGGTCGGAGAACGAGTGCATCCACACTGAACGCCGACCCTCCACAGGTGATAAAGATGAATGAAAAAGAAATACGAATAAGCCCAATGACGTGCGCGATCTGTGGAGAGGAAGCCGGACCTATCGAACGGTGGATGATAGACCACGGCCCCGGAAGGTGTGATTGAATGAAGGAGATAGACGATACACCAGCCGTCTCAAGGACGTTGGAGGTAACTATCCCCTGCCCGCATTGCCGGAGGCTCCTAGACGTGTTTCTGAAGGAGGCGAGTTGAATGATGCGTTGGTTTTGGAGACACGCTCCACGTCACCATGAAACTGTATGGAGTTCATTCAATGAAGAAGATGGGATAGAAGTCCTTCGTAATGAGTTGAGTCGTATTGCTTCAGCACTAGAAGATTTGGCGGAGTTGACGGGCAAATGACAGGGACCACCTATCTTCGACGTAGCCGATCCTTCAGAGATAAGAACCGTTGTCGAATGTGTGGTCGAGCCATCACCCGAGAAGCCCGAAAGGGTCAGACCTTTTGTTTGCGCTGCCAATCTTTCAGGAGGATTTGAATGCACCTAATCTCAGCTACCCTCTCAAACGAAGCCTATGCGATACGCTCACGCTGGCCATCCAGACAGAAGAGTGCTAACATCAGCAAGGCGGTCGTCTTCTACGAGGAGAACGGCCCTAGCAACCTCAAAGGGCTATGGCAACAGAACCACGAGATGCGGCAGAACATCAGAGGACTTCAAAGAGAGATCCAAAGGCTAGTTGCGGAGGCGAGCGAGTGAAGTGGACATGGTGGATGAATGAGATTCATCGAGGTGCTGAGTTGCTCTGTGATACTTGCAACGACATTTTGTCTATCGACTCATGGTACTATCGAACCCCGGCCACGGCAGAATATCCTTCATACTGCGTCTGTGGGGATTGTAAGAAAGAAATCGGTGATTAAGGGACCGACGGCCCCAAATCGTGAGCCTCTAGGGTGTACTTGGAGCATCATTTTCATGATTCTTGAGGGGTTAAACCGAGGACTTGAATCAACCACTGGCTGATTTGATTTCCAAACGGGCCGGGTATCTGTCCATAGGCCCCGGCTAGACCAATCACCCCGGCGGCTTCAGCCTGAGCCTTTTGAGTTAGGAATGCGTCGATTACATCCGCGACTGATGCATCAGAAGCCAGCATCGCCGTGACGAAGGTGAAGCCTAAGATGCTGGCGAGAAGAGTCAGTAATACTGTCATTCCTGAAACATCATTCATTAGTGTGACAATCGGCGTGAGGATTCGGTTCATTTGATACGCGCCGATTGCCGAGTTGAACATATCTCGCTCGTAATCTTGGAGCGAGATTCTGTACTCGATGACCTTGTCAGGTGGACGCTTCGCCATTCATGCCGACTCCAACGCCTCGACCTTTGCAGAGAGTTCCTGAACCGCTTTGAGCAGCGCCCAGTTGATCGAGTCGGTGCTGACTGTCTTGTGACCGCGGGCGTTTTCCTTCACGGCCTCGGGGAAGACCTGCTCGAGTTCCTGAGCGATCACTCCGACCCTCGAGGGCTCGGGATCTAGCCCGTATTGGTTGTCTTTCCGATAGCGGAAGTTCCTAATTTGAATCGCGTTGATCGCCTCGAGTCCCTTAGTGGCATCTTTGATTTCTCGCTTCAGCCGTTTGTCTGATGTCGTTGACCACGCGGTTTCATTGTCGCCCTGATAACAAGACCCTGCGTTGTCACCCACTATCCAGCTCGTTTGGGTTGAGCCGTCGTTGCCACCGATCAAGAGTTGCCGGTCTCCAGTCGCGGAAGCTGGATCCATGTCGACCCCGATAACGACGTTGCCATCTCCTGAAGTGATGTTCCCGGCGGCACCTAGACCGATGGCGATGTTGTTGTTTCCTGCGACTAGAAGCGATAGACAGAAGTTGCCAATTCCCAGATTCTTCGTGCCTGTAACCCCGTCGTTATCGGTTCCTGCTGCGTCTTCGTATAACGCATTTACACCGATGGCTAGGTTGTCATCACTGGAAGTACCGTTAGGATAATTTCTCAAGGCTCTGTAACCTATCGCAATATTTCGATCTCCCGACTGGGTTCCCAACGCAGCTTGATTTCCTACCGCTGTGTTATCTTCTCCCGCTTGCGTATCCTGCAAAGCGCTCTTTCCTACTGCGACGTTATCCGCTCCAGTAACCCCTCCTGATAGGGAATTAGCTCCAACGGCGACCGTATTGCTCGATGTTCCAGTTTTGAGAGCTTCAGAACCTATGGCAACATTGGTTGCACCCGTTGCCGTGTACATGGCGCGGTATCCAAGCACGGCATTGTACCCCCCATCGGTGATCGCCGTACCTGTCTCATAACCAAGAATCGTGTTGTAAATGCTACTGGTGATTGCTTTGAGAGTCTCTTTGCCGATGCCGAGATTCCCTGTAGCACTTGCTAGCGTTCCGGTGGTAGGCGCTGCGGCATCACTGTCAGGTTGAATCAATAGGCTGTCGACGAAGTTCGTGGCATCTAGTAGGACGTCTGAGAGGTCTCCGAGGTCTTCAGCCCCCCCTCCAGACTCAAGAAGGCCCGTCCATTCACCCTTTACCACCAATCTGGCTACGTTGGCGAGCACTAATCTGCGAAGTTCATCTTCATTCATTTCTTCAATCGCTATTGTATTGCCTGTCGCTTCGATGTTGGCGAACGTGACATTCTCCAAATCTATGTTCTGGAGGTTAGTATAGACCCGTGGCGACTTCTTAGAAGCGTTTGGAAGAGGCATTTCAAGTCCCCAGAAGTCCGTTCCATTCGCCCTTGACAGTCAAACGCGCGAGGGCGACCAATACGAGACGCCTTAGTTCATCCTCGTTGAGTTCTTCGATACTGATGGGTTTCCCGGTGTTGATTAGATCGTCATCGTCGGCTGCTAGAGCCTCAAGCGTCGTGTTCTTGAGCAGTTTGTACACTCTAGGCGACTGCGCTGGGGCATTTGGAAGCGGCATCCTATCACTTCAATTGCTTAGATCGGGTCTTCGATATGCGCTCTATTGCGTCGAGGTCTTTGGTCGAGATGTACCCCTTAAGATAGAGTTTCTTCGCTTTGCTGAGAATCTCTGCAAGTCTTCTTCGCCCTTGGGCCTTTGTCATCTTCATAGCTCTGCCACCTAGGCCGAAGTAAGGTACTGTGCGACATAGTTCAAGTTCACCGGTGCGCTCACTTCCGAAGCAACCGCTTGTTGAGTGGCGGGGTCGGTATTGGTCACGGAGCCAACGACGTTCCCCAGAGCGTCAACGATGACAGCGCCGGGAGTCTCGATTAGGCCGGAGTCAACACTAGTGAACCAAGCGGAGACTAATGTCTGCCCCTGCACGGTGTCACCGATGCTGTTTCCAGTCTGCAAATCGGTTAGAGCATTGGTGGCCCCTCCAGTAGGGGTGACAGTCGCGATTCTCTGAGTCCCGCGGTTAGTCACATAACAGAGGGCGGCCCCGCGGTCCGCGGCGGTCTGGTTCATTACCCGAAGCAAATCACCGGCCTGCAAAGTGACAGGAGCCCATAGGCGGGGGGTTGCAGTCGAGGCACCGTTCACGCAACATGGGATGACGCTTTGAACGACTCCCTGCCGAAGAATGTAGGCGTACTGGAAACCGTTTGCGAACTGAATGAGTCCGTGAGTGACGGTCTTGCCTATCGCATAGTCACCGACTTGAATCGCCGTCGAGGTATACACGGTGTCAGTGGTCAGAGAAGTCTCAGTCCCCTCCGCGATTTCAGCCTTGAGAGGAATATTCGTCCCATCAGAGCAAACGAGGATGCCGACAACGGTGTTTGTTGCCATTTCAACCAATCCTCACATTGAGGCCGAGAGGCTTGATGAGCTTGTTAGCTTGAGTGAAGGGCTTTCTCATGATTTTCTTGAAAACGCCGGCACCCACATTGAAGGTAACGGCGGCGAGTGCCATGGGAACAGCATTGGAGCGAGCGTTCTGAGTTATTTGGTCGAAGCTGAGAGAAGGCGCGTTCATTATGTCGGCTAGGCTGATTTGAGAAGCACCAGTGAGAGCGAGCATCTGCGAACCGCGGCCTAGTCCGACATCGGCGGTTCTGCTCATGCCTATGTCGTACGCTCCGGTTACAGCCTCGACGGGTCCTGAGCCGAGAGTGCCTTGAGTTATGATGGCCAAGTTTCCATAGGCAACGGCAAAGTCAAACAGGTTGAAGAATTTCTTTGAACGTCGCCTTTTTGCCTTCTTTCTGCGTGCCATATCTAAGCGTGTTAGAAAACTCGGTAATAAACTTACATATCGAGGCCGTCAGCTCTAGTAAACGTCCCATCATCGCTTCTGGGAACGATTGACGCTTCTACAGTGTTCATTTTCTGTTGCGCGATTGACATCAGCACTTGACCGAGCGCAGCTTGGATTGGATTGGGCGCTTCAAACGCCACCGCGCCCTCTCCTGTTAGTTTCTCGATGGTGCTTTGAAGGGCTAGAGCTAGTGAATTGTCCAGTTGCTCCATTGAATCCTCCAATTCTCTCTTTATCCAGAGCGCAAGGCCCAAAGAACCGAGCAAATTGAGCGTTCCGAGGGCGATTAATAGGGTTAGTTCGTCTACCATGTCCACCAACCGGGAGCCGTCCGTCTATCAACATACCCTCACGACCCGAATTCAGTCAAAATACTAGAGAATCTTCTTATCCGGTGGCTATTGTGGGCTAGTCATTGCCGGCGGGAGGTGGTGTGGATTATGGGGCGGAGCCCCAGAAGCCAACGACTTCAACAACCGCGCATATAATATACTCTAGGCCCCTCCCATCAAGTGGAGGGTCGGAGAACGAGTGCATCCACACTGAACGCCGGCTCTCCACAGGTGATAAACATGAATAAACAAAAGGTGAAGAAATTAACAAAGGCTGAACAAAAGGAGATGTTCCGACGTCTTTCAAGAGGAAGTGAGTGGGTGAACCCATTGTATGACGTAATGGTGGAGATTGTCAAGCGGAGGGAGAAGAATGAAGTGTCTTAGGTGTGCAATTGAATTGCCATCCATGAAGCAAAAGTGCGAGATGTGCAAAGAAGAAGAGGGGTGGGAAGAATGAATTGTAGAAATTGCGGAATAAAGTGCGGTACGAGAGAGAACCCGGTCCACATCATGACCGGGCCCATGAGTCATTGTAGTAGATGCTCAGGGGTGATTGAATCATGATGACCGAGACACCACCCCTAACCTATCGCTGTTCCACTAACTGTCGAGTCGTGAGGTTTTCATCCGTCTTTCTTCCCGCCTGTTGCCCCTCCTGTGGGGTTGAAGGGGTGGAAATATGAATTGCCAACTGTGTGATAAGGAATTGCCAGTGGGAGGCCCTAGACCCATGATATTCCTCCCCAATTCGGGAAAGAGATGCCGTATATGCGGATTGCCGGAGGACTTTTGATGAAGGCCATAGACGACACACCAGCTCAGACAAGGACGTTTGAGGTAACTATCCCCTGCCCGCACTGCCGAAGGCTCCTAGATGTCTTCCTGAAGGAGGCGAGTTGAATGCACCTAATCTCAGCTACCCTCTCAAACGAAGCCTATGCGATACGCTCACGCTGGCCTTCAAGGCAGAAGAGCGCCAACATCAGCAAGGCGGTCGTTTTCTACGAGGAAAACGGCCCCAGTAACCTTCAGGGGCTATGGCAGCAGAACCACGAGATGAGGCAGAACATCAGAGGACTTCAGAAAGAAATTCAGAGGCTAGTTGCGGAGGCGAGCGAGTGAGGGGCAAAGGATGGAAGTGCGGTCTCTGTCATGTGGAGTCCAACATAGTCCTGCGTTCTCGAGAGATCCAGAATGTCTGCATGAGCTGTGACATCAAAGTCAAATCACCTGAGGTCCGTGACTGGCTCCGTGATCGATTCGGAATCCTCGTCTTCGATTCCGAAACTGGCAGTTTCAAGCCTCTGGGGGGACCGGTGGCCCCATATCGTCGTCGCTACCCCCCTACTTGAAGGGCCATTTTCATGATTCTTGAGGGGTTAAACCGAGTGCTTGAATCAACCATTGGCTAATTTGGGCTGAAAACGGTCCCGGAATTTGTCCATAGGCACCGGCTAGACCAATCACCCCGGCGGCTTCGGCTTGATTCTTCTGAGTAACGAAGAGGTCGATGACATCGGCCACGCTACTGTCAGAAGTCAACGTAGCCGTGAGGAAGGTGAATCCTAGGATGCTGGCTAGGAGAGTCAGCAGGACGGTCATTCCTGATACGTCGTTCATCAGAGTGATGATTGGAGTGACAATACGATTCATTTGATACGCGCCGATTGCCGAAGTGAACATATCTCGCTCGTAATCTTGGAGCGAGATTCTGTACTCGATGACCTTGTCAGGTGGACGCTTCGCCATCAAAGCACCCCGGTTATGGAGTCCCAGAGAGTCTGTCCTAAACCCGCCCCGAGAATCCATCCGAGTAGGAAACTTCCCCCATAATTGGAGATGGCTTCTTTCGCCTTGTCGCTGAGTTCACTCATCGGGCATCACCGGCCAGTTGTCTACGGCTGTATTCGCGTCGGGGTGTTCTGTGATGTCCCTGAGAGCCTGTCGGTAATCCTTCCACTCATTAGGAAGAGTCCGGTCTTTCATCGCACGCCAGTCGGTTCCATCGAGAAGTTGATTTCTCTGTCTTCTCACTTCTTCCCATGTGACATCATGCATGCCCTGCTCTATGATGTCGGGTCCATCGTAGATGGTATAGGAGCGGTTCACCATTTCACCCCGATATTGATGGGATTGGCGGATGCGGGAGAAAACGTGGTGATATCTGTTATACTGGCGTTGCCGCCCGCACTGGCTTTGAATATCGTTGTCGGTATTGCCACCGAGCCATATTCTTGACCACAGGCCGTCGCGCATCCACTCGTTAGAATATCTACGTTCATGAAGTTTGGAGTATCATCAAAGTTGTCGCCGTACAGCCCTATCCAGTATTGTGTGCCTCTGACCGTCTCGACCGTGGCCGATGAACTGGTTTGAGTGACCTGCCCTGAACTCGTAGTCGCCATTACGAACTCGCCGATGAACGTCTTCGGCAAGCCGCCCGAGTCCTCGTAGAAACCGACATTGACCGCTCCCGTGGCTCCTGAATCGCTTGTTCCGACGTACAAATCAACTTGAGATATCGTGCCAGTTTGAGGCGAAATGAAAGGAAATAGTTTGATTTCATCAGTCTGCACGACAGTAGTATTCAATTCCCGCGCTATGGTTCCATACGGCGCTAAGCCGAATACCCTAACCGCATCGGTGTCTCCGTCCCAGTCATATTCGCTGAGTTCTACGTTGAACTCTCCGCCCCCAGCTTCCAGAAGACCCGTCCATTCGCCGCTCGTGACAAGTCTGCACAGGTTGACGAGGACTAATCTTCGCATTTCATCTTCATTGGCCTCTTCAATCGCTATCGGATTGCCCACAGCTTGCACATTATCGAAGGTCACGTTATCTAAATCAGTGTTCTGAAGCAGGGTGTAAACCCTTGGCGACTTCTTAGAGGCGTCTGGAAGCGGCATTCAATCACCCTAGAAGTCCGTTCCACTCCTGTTTAACTGACAAGCGCGCGAGTTGCACCAGCAAAAGGCGGCGCAACTCGTCTTCATTCAATAATTCCAGCGAGATAGGATTAGCAACAAGGATGAAATCGTCGTCTGTGAGGTTCTCAAGCGTGGTGTTCTTGAGCAGTTTGTAGACTCTGGGCGACTGCGCCGGGGCATCTGGAAGCGGCATCCTATCACTTGCCAATCCGCTTAATGCACCGTGCTACTATCTTAGAGACTGCCTCCATGTCGGCAGTCTTTACGGCCCCGGTAAGGATTATCGGGCTTGCCATATACACTTTTTTGAACTTGGCTTCTGCTTCAAGGAGCCTCTTTCGGGCTTTCGCTCTTGTCCAGTTCGCCATGCCCTGCACCTCAGGCGGAAGTCAAGTATTGCGCGACGTAGTTCAAGTTCACCGGGGCGTTCACTTCTGAAGCCACTGCTTGTTGAGTGGCGGGGTCGGTATTGGTCACGGAGCCGACGACGTTACCCAGAGCGTCAACGATGACAGCGCCGGGAGTCTCTATCAGGCCGGAGTCAACACTAGTGAACCAAGCGGAGACCAAAGTCTGCCCTTGGACAGTGTCACCGATGCTGTTTCCAGTCTGCAAATCGGTTAGAGCGTTGGTGGCCCCTCCGGTTGGAGTGACAGTCGCGATTCTCTGAGTTCCGCGGTTGGTCACATAACAGAGGGCGGCCCCGCGGTCCGCGGCAGTCTGATTCATTACACGAAGCAAATCACCGGCCTGAAGCGTAATTGGTGCCCATAGGCGGGGGGTTGCAGTCGAGGCACCGTTAACGCAACATGGGATGACGCTTTGAACGACTCCCTGCCGAAGAATGTAGGCGTATTGGAAACCGTTTGCGAACTGGATGAGTCCATGAGTCACGGTCTTGCCTATCGCATAGTCGCCGACTTGAATTGCCGTCGAGGTGTACACTGTATCTGTGGTCAAACTGGTTTCTGTGCCCTCCGCGATTTCAGCCTTGAGAGGGATATTCGTCCCATCCGAGCAAACGAGGATGCCGACAACGGTGTTAGTGGCCATTTCAACCAATCCTCACATTGAGGCCGAGGGGCTTGATTAGTTTGTTCGCTTGAGTGAATGGCTTACGCATTATTTTCTTGAAAACCGACGCGCCGACATTGAAGGTAACGGCGGCGAGCGCCATGGGCACAGCATTGGAGCGAGTGTTCTGAGTTATCTGGTCGAAACTCAGAGAGGGCGCGTTCATTATGTCGGCTAGACTGATTTGAGAAGCACCAGTCAAGGCGAGCATTTGCGAACCGCGTCCTAGTCCGACATCGGCGGTTCTGCTCATGCCTATGTCGTACGCTCCCGTGACAGCCTCGACTGGTCCTGAGCCGAGAGTGCCTTGAGTTATGATGGCCAAGTTCCCATACGCAACCGCGAAGTCAAACAGGTTGAAGAATTTCTTTGAACGTCGCCTTTTTGCCTTCTTTCTGCGTGCCATGTCTAAGCGTGTTAGAAAACTCGCTAATAAAGTATCACTCTAACGCCTTGAAGGTACCATCGGCATCCCGCGGGGTGACCGTGGCCTCAACTGTGTTCATTTTCTGTTG